ATTTAAACCACTCTTATTAATGGAGATTTCATGAAGAAAGAGAAAGAAAAAAAGAAAGAAAAAACGTCAGAATCAGAAAAAGGTCTCTTGTCCCTATTCGGTGATGATTGCCTTTATTTCGATGGTAACATATCATCAGTTGGTTCTTGCGATATAATAAGAACTGGAAGTGCAAGCTTAGATTATGCACTTGGAATAGGCGGATACCCAAGAGGAAGAATAGTTCAGTTAGCTGGTAAGGAATCAAGTGGAAAAACTCTATTAGCACTTCTTGCAATAAAGAGCTGGCAAGAAGAGCATCCGGAAAACACAGCCATGTTTGTAGATGCTGAATTTACTTATGACCCAGAGTGGGCAACATCACTTGGTTTGGATACATCAAGAATTATTGTTGCAAAAACAAACGAAGCAAGGAAAATATTTGAAGGCTTAATAGGGAAAACAACAGTAAATAAAGTAACCGGCAAGTCATCAAAGTCAATAGACGGTGTGTTGGATTTAGTTGCAGCGGGAACAGATCCGAAATTTAAGAGACTTGGAGTAATCGTCATAGACTCCGTGGCGGCAATGAATACCCCTATGGAAACTGTTGCTAGTATAGGTAAACAAAATATGGCTCCAATGCCAAGGTTCCTGTCAACCGAACTCAAAAAACTAACACCATCAGTTGCAGAAGCAAATGTTTTAATGATTTTTATAAATCAGATAAGAACAGATCCTGGTATAATGTATGGTAACCCGGAGTCAAGTCCCGGAGGAAGAGCCTTAAAGCACGGATGTAGTGTAATGGTAAATATAGCGCCAATGCTTGGCGCAGATAACAGAATTGAAGATTCTTCAAAAACACAGATAGGCCACAGGGTAAGGGCAAAAATAGATAAAAATAAAGTTGGTGTTCCGTACAGAAAAGCAGAGTATATGATAAAATATGGCATCGGAATGGTTGAGAAAAACAAAGAGATCTTAGACCTTGGTATAAAAATCGGATTAATTGAAAGACCAACCAGTAGGTCCTATGTTATAGGAACCGACAAAGTTGATAGTCGTCAGGCCGCAGAGGATTATTTCTTAGATGATGAAAAAAGAAAGTCATTCGAAGAAAAATGTAGAGAGTATTATCTTTCTGATGAGCACAAAATAAGTCTGGCTAATTTACATAATGAATCAGATGATGATGATGATGATGATGATTCAGATTCTGAAAATCATGATGAGGATGAAGAACTATGATAGTTAGTTGCAATCAAAGATGCAAACTCTCTGGAGGCACAACAGAAGCTAGTTTGGATCTTGACGAAAATAAAGCCTTTTGTTTAAAGTGCCACGAAGAAGTTGTAAATATATCTCAATTTACAAAAGATGCAATGAAGTATAATAAAGACATTATAAAAAAAACAAAAACAAAAGCATTCTCATTTAAATGTCACTCATGTCATAATGTTGTAGAAACCGAAATAATTAACGGCTCACCATACGGAAAAGATTGTAAGACAAAAAATTGCATGATTCAAATAAGTGATATTATGGTGAATGCAATTGAGAAGACAAAACCAATGAATGTATCAATAGAGGATGAAGCAAATAATGATGAGTCATCTAGCTGATGAAAGTGATTTTCAAAAGTTAATTGATATTTGTCATATAAATCTAAATAAAACCCAGGCTGGAAAAGAATATATTTTTGAAAAAAGAGGAATCTCTTCAGAAATATGCTCCAAGTACAAGCTTGGGTTTTTCCCTAGGAATATAGACAAATTATGCGATTATGTTTCACCTGATTTCCTGAAGAAAATAGGTGCGATGGATTACGACGGAAAAAGTCAGTTTTCAGATTACTACCCAATAGTATTTCCAATATACGATGAATATAACAATCCTGTTGGTCTTTCGTGCCGTTCAATATTATCGGATGAAGAAAGACTCATATTAGGGCTCCCGAAATATAAAAATACAAAATTTAAAAAATCAAATTATTTATTTGGATTTAATTTATCTAGGAATGATATTCTACTAAATAAGGATGTCTTTGTTGTTGAAGGTAATTTCGATCAAATTAGTATGTTTGAAGCTGGGGTAAAAAATACTGTAGCCGTTTGTGGCACCGCATTTTCAAAAAATCATCTAATTAAATTATCTAGATATACTGATAAAATAACTTTCTTTTTAGACGGCGATGCTGGTGGCAAGAAGTCAACAAGCCAAATCTTTAATAAATTTATTAACAAAGGTATTAAATTAAGATTTATTGAACTGCCATCTAGGTATAAAGATGCTGGAGAATTTTTTTTAAATTCAAGTAAAACAAAGGATGATTTTTTAAACGAAATAAGATACATAAGTCCAATGGAGTGGTAATGAAAAAATTAAAGAGCAAATCATATCAACACAGGATAGTCGAAGTATCATTCGAACAATCAAAGCTAAATAATTTTAGTGAAGACAGCGGAATTTCTCATATATTAGAGGAGAATTCCTTTTCAGAAGAAATATCCGAATTAAGATCGGAGCTCCTTTCTCAAATCTATGAAATAATAGATGGAGAGATGCTAACTGAGCATCAAAGAAAAATTTTATATATGGTTCTCTTGGGAAAGACACAAAATCAAATTGCAGATATTCTCGGAATAACGCAATCCGCAGTACATAAGGCGCTTAGAGGCAATCTGGATTATAGAAATGATCGAAAAAGATATGGCGGAATTTTCAAAAAACTAAAAAAGATCTGTAATACAAATCCTAAAATACAAGGTATTTTAAACCAAATAGATAAAACCAAAGAAGAAATTGTAAATTAAAGACTAAATCTATTTTTATTTTATTATAACTCATCTATTAATAAAAAAAAATTTAACAACTAGGAGTGTATAACTATGTCAAGAAATCTTGACAATATCTTGGCAAATCTTCTTCAAAAACAATCAAGAGATCTTGATGATAAAGTTGTTGTAGAGGTAACTAACGATATTGCTTTTCAAAAAGTTGCTTTCGACCTGGTTAGAATAACACAAAGCCCATATAATCCTTATGATGGGCTTTGGACTCTATCCGAAGTAGAGGGCAGAAAATTTCTCGTAAGAGCGTCAGATCCAAAATTCGAATATAAGGATGCTGGCGACTGGAGTGCAATATCTGACTATGATTGCAAAAATGTGACACTAGCATACAAAAGCATACCAATCCATAGATTTTCTTCTTCAGAATATGGATTCTCCACAGATGATGTAGGTATCTTTAGAACAACAATTCTTGATAAAACTGCGTCTGATGATAAATTTCTTAAGGAAGTTCTTTCTGAGCAACCATCCATGAAGAAAGAGTCCCTTGTTACAACTTTTCCTGAATTAAAAAAATACATCTAGGTGAAAAAAATATGTCTTTAACAAAAATAGTAAAAAATGCAAAAAATATCTTAGATAAGATGGATAACGGCAAAAAGTATCCAACCGGATATGTTGCGAATAGATTGGAGGCTTGTGCTTCTTTAAACCCAGGCGACCAGCTTGTTGCAAATATGCATGATGTAATTAAAAAAATAGCATCTAAGCAGTCCATGATTTCCCAGAAGGAGATCGGAGATCTTTACAATAAATTTTATGGATTTTCAAATGGCGACTCTGCTTTTAGAATTGAGCTATCGCAGTTTCTTCCAGACAACTTTAACCACATAAAGAAAGCATCATATGCAGATAACTCAGAAAGAGTTAGTCAAGACAACGCTTCTGTTAGCACATCTGAAAAAACTGATCTGTCAAGAGCCTTTGAGAGAGTATTTGAGCTAAATCAATCTAAGGCTTTTTCAACACAGAATAAATCTTTACATAAAAAGGCAATTAATTTTGTTGAGTTGGAATTAAAGTCTTTGGGGATCGAACCACATAGCGTTCAAGTTTCAACCGAAAATGATCATTACATATTATGTACTGCACAATTCAAAAATAATGATTTTACAACATCGTCTTTGAACATTCCAGTTCAAGTTTCAAATGGACTCGCAACACTTCCAAAGTCGTTTATCTCAAACGGCGAGGTTGTTCCGCTAACAAAGTCCGCCGCCTTATCAGAAATTAAAAGTCAGTCCATTGTAAAGAAAGCGAATAATCAATTTGATTATGAAGAGAGAAGATTATCACACAATATTGATATGCCTAAAATTGCTTTAGATGAAAATCTAAAGGATATGGTTGATTTCGAGACAATACTTATTGAGGCTGCTTCAGGCTTAAGCAAGTCCCTTATCAATAAAGCATCAAATATGATTTCAAAAGAAATTATGTCATTTGGTATCCCTCAACCAAGAATTAAGTTTGCGAGTGCAGGATCTAATAAGGCGATCTTTCTAACAAAGGTTGCTACCAGCGCCGGAACAGAAGATATTTTTGTCCCAGTAGATATTGTTGGTGAAAGAGTTACTCTTCCAAGTGAATTCTATAAATCAGAAGATAAGAGCTATGATTTTTCATCAGAAGGATTTATGCAATTTGCAAGAGATGCAAGATTATCGTTTGATAAGAACGCATCTTTCTTCAGAGAAGCTGACGAGATGAGGAGACTATCGTACCAGCAGCTAATGGAAAGAGTTGCAGCAGGAGTCGAGACAGGAGATTATAGAATTTCAGAAGACGCAATAGCTGTTGTTGGTGATAAGTTTCCAGCTAAGTTAGCTTCAGCGATGGAAGGCTTTCAGGCGATGATTAAGGTTGCATCAAGAAAAGATGATAACTTAATGGTCAAGGAAGCTCTTAAAAAGGGAATCTTAATTAAGAGATCAAATTCTATAGAATTATTCTGCCCCAAGTTAGGTCTTCCTTTATCAAAAATAGACTTTGATAAAAATGGTAACCCTACACCTAAGCACAGAACAAAATCTGCCCAGATGGAAACATATAGTGAAATCAATCCTATAACAACCAAGATATTGGTTAACTGAGATTACTATGAACAAAAAAGAAAGAATGTTAAAAATAGCTAAATTATTTAAAATATCAGAAGATCATGGCGTCCTTCAGAATATTTCAAATGTTACAAATTACAGCACAAGAGAATCTTTTCTTGATAAGAAAGATTTAAAAGTTCCAGATTTAAATAACCTATACCCAAATACAGATGATGACAAAAAGGATACGAAGTTAACGCCAAATCTATCTCCAAGGTCTTTATCAACAAGATACTCTCCAGATAGAGTTGGGGTTCAGGCGAGAAGAGTTGATGATGATTCTGTAGCAGATCCCTTTACCGGCAAGATATATAGAAGGTCGGAAGGATATGAGCTTGAAAACGGAACCGTTATTCCCGGAGGAAGCATTTCCCTTCAGACTAAAATTTAATAAATTAAAATTACTTTATAAGTAATATAAGGGGATAAATCCCCTTATTTTTTTAGGAAAAATAATGACAAATGAAGATAGTTTAAGTTCAAAAATATCAAGACACCCTGATAAAAATGAAATCATAAAAAAGCTGTTAGGTGGTGAGCCTGTCAAAAAAATTGAAGCATGGTTAAAGCAAAAATACCCAAGAACAAAAAGAAATCATATATCATATATGACACTTCAGAAATTTAGAGCAAATCATTTAAATATTAAGGGAGATCTTCTTGAGGATATAAAAAATAGAAGACATCAGGATGATATTGATGCTGAAAAAAATGAAATAAAAGTTTCTTTATTAAACTCATCAGAATATCAAAAAAAGATAGAAGAAATAGTTTTAAATGAAATAGATGTAAATAGAAAACTTCTTGAGATGGAAAAGCTTATCTCCTCTAGAATGGAACATTATTTCAATGTTGTTTCTGCTGGCGGAAACATGCATAATGATAAAATCCTATTAGAGTATATAAATTCGATGCGTTCTATTCTCGCTGATTGGAAAAAATATGTAGAGGGCGTTGCAGATAAAACAATTGAACATAATGTAAATATACAGGTCGTTGATACTCAAGTAAAAGTTTTAAAGGAAGCTATGTTTGAAGTTTTAAAAGAAATGGATCCTCAGCTTATTTTAGTATTTATGGATAAATTAAATAAAAAAATGCAAATGCTTAATTATGATTCGCCAGAATATAATAATTATTTGATAGATATTAGAGATGAGACTAATGGATAAACAAAAAAACACAAGAATAAATAAAGATGATATAAAAACTTATTTTGATTTAAAATCATGGATCACCAGAAATTGTGATGTAAAAGATTTTGATGAGACATTGATGACAAATATTATTGATGAGTTGTGCAGTCAAATTAAGTCGTCCGGCGTCGAAGGCGCTGGGCTTTTTTGTTTCAATTTGGAAAAATTAAAGGAACGCATTGATGTCAATTGATGAATTTTCAAAAAAAGATATAAAAAATATTGTTGACTTTGAGATATCTAATTCATCAGAATATTTAAAATTTAATGATCTTATTTTCTTTTCAAAAAAAGTAGGAATGACGAACAACGATATAATAAAATTAAGTTGGAAGAAAATTAAAGAAGAACCATCTTTATACAAGACACCCGTCGACTATTATGATCTGGTATTTAAAACAGCCTATGATAATAGAACAATTAAAAAATTAAGTTATCCTAATAATAGTGGAGATAGGATAATTGATTTGTATGAAAATGAATTTGACTTAAAGAAGTGGTCAAATATCGTTAAAATTATTTATAATAAATTTTATGAATTAGGCGAAAATGCAGATTTTACAAAAATAACAGATAATGTTGTTGAAAATATGATTGAAAAAAAAGATGAAGCAATCAAGTTTAAACAATGGTTAAAATATTATAACGAAGGAAGCGATAAAAAATATAGTTCGGATAGGAGCGATGAAATGAAAAAAATATCATCTTTTTACTTACCATTAAATGTTGATACTTATTCTGGTGATGCAAACCCATATGCGTCTGGAACAGAAATGTCCACAGATTTTGAAAAATCTGTTGATGACGCAAGAGATGGTGCCGAAATGAAAACATCATATAAGGACTGGAAAAGAAAGTTTAATACAGCCTGGAGAAGAATTGATAAGATTTTAAAAGAAAGCGAAGATTATATCGATCCTGATAAGTATGAACAAATTTCGGAAGTGATGCATAAGCTTGACGTTCAGATAGGAAAAATCAGATTTAAGTCAACAGCGTCAGATGTAACTTTGGTTGCATCAGAATCTTTTAAAAAGATGGGGTTTTCTAGAGGTGCCGATATTTTAAATAAGTTCGCGCAGGAGACTGCGGCGCCACAAGTTGAGGAGGTGCCTACGGCGCCCTCTGAGGCCCCTATGGCCGCGCCCGTTGGTTTGGCCGAGCAGCAGCCGCAGGCGAATGTAAAGACGCCGGAGGAGCTATCTGCGGAGCGCAGGGCGGTGGAACGAAACAACGAATCTGTCGGCGAAGAAGCACTAAAAACAGTTGCACCGATACCTGGCCCAAGCGCAAATGAATATGATAAATTGTTATCACCAAACATATCTATTGATGATGCATCCAAAAAGTTAGAACAGATTGCAGGAATGTTATCTGACAGAAGAGTTATTAGATATCTTGCAGAATTTGATATTATGCTTGACAAATTGGGAATAGCCTCAATGTTCCCTGAATTGGCTGAAGCTCAATCAAAATTGATCGACTCTTATTCCTATGGTTTAACGAGAGTTACAAAAATGCTCGGTATGTTATCAAATAACAAAGCTGTTTTTGATAGAGGCTCTGTGACAGAAGCTTTTGTTGAGCAAACTCCGCAAGCTCC